CGTGTTTCATCATCAACATCACCAATCGTTTGCACCGCTGCTCTAACCATCATCTTGGCTGTTTCCACGGCGAGATCTACGATCTGTTTATCGTCCATTAGTCCCTCCCGTCGATCGCCATTGCGCACAGAATTAGCGCCATATTCGCCACGTCGGCAGCTTCGAGGATTATCTCCACGGTATTCTTTCCTTCCTCGATGGCGTTGGATAGTTCCACTACTTCCTCGCGGAGATGGTTCATATATTCGACGACGCGCCCGTGTTCCCACTTTCCTTTATGGGCATTCTTGCGAAGCTTGTATACCATCGCATCGAACATGCGCCGCATGTCATGTTCATATGCTCTCAATTCCGGGGGAATCCTGATCGTTAACTTGCTCCACTCGAGGCCCATGCCCGAAGATAAACTTGTAATTTTCTCCAAGGGAAACATTCCTTACCTGTCGGTGTTTCTCGTAGAACTCTAGCTGCTCTTTGATATGGAGGTAGTTCATATAGTTTAGGAACACGTGCGTCGGCGCATTCGCTGTCACCGAATCTTTGAACTGGTTCCAGCTGAACGTGGCGACACGGCGCACCCGCTTAGTTACGGTCGTATATTCGGCGGGAACGCCTATCGCATCCCAGGTGGTTTCTTGCTGATCCTGATACCAATCTCCGCTACTGAACCCATCGGAATTCCCGACTCGGATCGGATAAGTTCGGAACGCCAGATAGCCTCGTTTATAATACGTTGGCGGGAGGCGGGAATCGGCCATTCCCTGCATGAACGTACATTCGCGGCTGGTTACGTTAGGGTAGAATTTGGCCTCGTTCAATCCTAGTGAAAATCCTTGTGATATCTCCATAAAATACGGATGATAATCCAGATCAACAATACTTTCATAATAGGGAAACAAGCGCTGAGAATAGTTGTAATAAATAGCGGAAATATCCCGACGGACTTTGCGAGCAATAGCCGCACCGGTTCCACTGCGGGTTCCAGCAACAGCGAATATGCTACTAGAGGCATCATGTTCGGCCACCCTATCCTTTTCGAGAACTACCGTCGCGCATGGGTGAATATAGATGGGGATGCCCTGGAATGCGTTGTGTTCCGATACCAGTATTTCGGCATTGATCACCGATCCCGCCGAAAAGTAGACTGGAATGTGCCACCCTCGTAAGCTCATGTGAACTGCGAAGGTAGGCAGCTGTTTCAGCACAATCTTACGATCGCCGAAATAGCTGGTGTGTCCGCTATTCGGCCCCGCGCTTGTAATGACGCCGTTGAATGGAATGTTCTCCTCGATAGCGCGTTCTGCGAGCCAAGCGGCGAGCAGGCCCTTGCCCTCGGAGCCATATTGACCTCCCGCCATTACGTGGAGGCCAGTCGACGCGAATAGGCTGCTCACAGTCCCCGCCTTATCAACTCGATGTAACCAGCTATGTCTTCCCAATGCTCATCAGCATTCATGTTCCCAGTCAGGATACGCGCTATCTTTTGCGCAATCATGTCTAGCCCTTCTTTCTGGCTGTCTGCTAAGTTCGGCCAATTTGGAGAACTACCCATCGCATTCTTAATATTCTGAGCTACTCTTGCCGTTTCGGCCCAACTACCATGAGTCAAGGCTCTGCGCGCCACCAATTCTTTTACGCTCATTTCGATGCTGCTAAGACTGGTTATTGTATTGTTTCCCATGAAGCCACTCTCCGATTGTTTGGGCATAGTTCATGTTCGATGGTTGTTTGAACGCGCGCGTTATATACGCTTCCCTGGCCCAATCCGCGATGTGCATTATGTCTTGTCGCCAACCGATTAGTACCGGCTGCGCGAATCCTCTTGCCTCGATAATGCGTCGTCCCTCGATGAATTGCCGCTCGGTCGGTCGGAATACCAGCCCATCAGTCACCTTGGCCTCTACGAATAGTGTCTGACAGTTTGTGGGAACGATGTGAATGTCCAGAATACCAACGGCGAATTTATCCTCTATTCGGCGAGCGTACCAACCCATAGCCTTACATTGCTTCACAAGCTCTGTCTTGAGTTGGCTCTCTTCGGTCATTGCGTCAGAATAGTTGGATCATCGTCAATCACCTTGAACATGTGTTCTAGCACGTCGCGACTGATGACTGCAGTTGCGATGTATTTATCGTCTTTATCTACCAGTACAACGTGCAGATGTTCACATGCATCGCATTTGTAGTATTTCGTCGAATAGGCTTTTGGGGCGTGGTTTGGATTATCGTATACCATCAGATGAACCTATTTTTCTTCACCCACCAATCGGGGGCAGCGAATATAGTTAACCCTTCTGGGTCGACGTCGCGAACGATGCGCCCGATCGACTTGGGAAGCCAGGCTTGGTTATTTGACATGGTGTCAATCACTAGCCAAGCCTTCTGTGTGGAATGTTCCACTCGAGCCTCGAACTCATGTAATTCGTCACCTATTCGCTCCGCCATCATCGTCTCCCATTTTAACACAGCGCGTGCACACCGTCAACCCTTCTTTGCGCTCCTGCCGTGCGCAATCGCATTTATGGCGTGAACAACATCGATATCTCCGGCAATGTCCTTCATTTCTTCGTCGTTCGGGTTTCGCAATTGACCGTCTTCATATATCGCGATGTGAGAACAGTAGAAGCATATCGCGACATCCCCATTCTCTGGCGGGCGGCTCTGCGCATTAGTTACATCCATCGCCCCATCCATTTCTTTGTTGCAATTGGGGCAGGAATGTATTGGGACTTTGTGGTCTTCTAATCTAGCCATAGGATGCCTCTGCCCAGTTTGTTCCAGTTCCGACCTCATAAGGAATAGGTAGACCGAGTTTGAACTCATTCGGAACTGCCTCGCACACTCGCACCAATTCGCTGGTATTGAATCCGACTTGGCGTTGCCATATCAGCGAATCATGAATTGTCATTAGCAGCTGAACTTGTGGGTATGCCTCTTCATATTCGCATGCCCTGAGCAGCGTAGTTTTCATGAGATCGCCGCCAGAGTTCTGAATGATTCGGCTCACCGCGCGATAAGCGTATTCCTTATCGTCTAGACGAGCTTTCCTGCCAGTGATTGACTTAACATATCCGCTTGATAGAAATACCCCCATCGCAGCCTTCTGAAATTTGCGGATGGCGGGGAATTGCTGTTTTAAAAATGCGTTGTGGTAATCGAGCGCTCGTTGGTACGGCCAACCCATGTGCCCCGACAGTGCCTTAGCTGACATGCCAGTCAGGATTCCCATGGCCATTCGTTTAGCGATATCTCGGTGCAATCCCAGACCAGCGGAAGTGATGTCGTGGATGTCCATAGTTCCGGTGCGGTATCCCTGAAGTAATCGCTCATCGTCTGAGAAATATGCAAACAATCTGGGCTCTTGCTGCTTGGCGTCGCCTTCCTGAATCTCGAAACCGTCATCAGCAATGATGAGTCGTCGGACGACTTTCCCGACTTCTTTATTTCGTTTTGGGAACGCTTGAAGATTCGGCTCAGAACAGCTAAATCGCGCTCCGATCGCACCGTAGTCGTCAGATTTAGATTGATTGAGTACAGGATGAACTCGTCCCTTAACATTATGCGTCTCCACGAGCGGCGTAACAAACGAATCTCGAGCCTTTTTTAGCTGGCGGATCGCTATGATTCGCTCGCCAATCTCGTTATTCTTTAACCACCCTTCGGTAAATGAAACGGCCCCATTCTCGGTGCGAGCGAAGTCGTCGTCCCCGAATCCCGCACGACGGTATAAACCTTCAACGTCTTTTGGCGAGTTGGTGTTAAAACCATATGGAAAGGCCGATTGAAGCGTGGCAATTTTCGTCTCAAGAATTCCGGTCGGTCCTCGAAGTTGCTCTCCATATTCTCCATCCACTTTCATTCCGCGTCGGTGAAGACGCGCCACCCTGTGAATAAGTTGGCACTCCAACTTCCAGGGAACCCGTAATTCGTGATCGTCGAGCATCTTTTGCTGAGCTTTCCACAGCTCTAGAGTGGATATCCCATCACCCGTAGCATAATCAACAACGTCAGGATCATCGCCTGCCATTCGGTGAAAATTAGCCATCGCTTTACGGTCGGGCATTCCACCAAATCTACTAGCAATGGCACGGTAAACAGCATCACCAAGCTTAGCAGTAACGCCATGACGAGTGCAACAGTCGTCGAGTCCGTATCCCCTAGTAATGTCACTGATAAGTGCCTCATTGATCATCGTGTCTTCCAGGGGGAATTCGGGGAAGACTCCGTGTTTTCCCGCCATGCGAAGGTCGAAACCAAGACTATGCCCGATGGTCCGAAATCCGCGCCTGGATCGATCTCGAAAAGACAAAGCAAGTACTCTCTCGAATTCGTCCGCATTGAGAATATTGCCTCCACCCAAGTGACGAGTGGGTACGTAGATGCTTGCATAGTCGTCGGTAAACACCCATCCACATACTCGATCATGGACTGTTAATCCCGTTGTTTCTGTATCAATCGCAATAACTGTAGATTGCGATACCATATTTATGGCGCGCTGTGGGTCGATGCCTTGGAACATGTAAATCTCCGAGAGAGTGGGTGGGGAGCCCGGAGAACCAATCCTCAACTCCCCACCCTTCTGACGCTAGGAAGGTGCGATAGTCCGCGTCAGAACTTTGTGTGCTCGTCTCGGTGAACCGGCGCTGCCGATCTGCCTCCATTCGACGGGGCATCGTCGCCCGTTCGTTCGTCATTCGCCCGGAACGCGATGTCCTTGTACTGCAGGAACATCGATCTGGCGACTTCGCCGTCGCTCTCGTCCGCGTAGCCCAACCCCGTGTAGCGATAGTTGTGGTAGGTCGTTCCCTCCGGCCCTTTGGCGACTACCGAACTTATAAGGTACAGTTGGAAGAAGTGATCGACTGGTTTGGCATCAACCATCGACAGCAGGTCTTGACACGCCTTAGCTGACCCCCTCGAATTGAGGATAATAGATGGGCCGAGATCCATTCGGTCCGGAAACAGCCAGAGGATTTCGTATGTGAGCGCGGCAGCTGGCGGCGAATTGGGGTCATCATCGCGCTGGGAACCAAATTGGTCCAGCCCCGATTCGGCGACAGTAGGCTTCAATCGCCAAGTATATGTTCGTGGATTTCCCTTGAACTTCACCTGGAATTCGCCCTCAGGTGGGTCCCACCGAATGCCATCGCGCGAGCGGGCGAGAATGCCGCGCTCATCGCCTCTTGGTGCCCAAAGAACATGGGTCTTACGCAGAACCAGCGGGATTCCGACCAGCTCCTTGCCCATTGATTCCTTAAGGGTCGTGTGCCAAAATTCTCCGGCTTTGGCGTTCTCGTATTCCTCAACTTCTGGCGACACCATTGCCAGGAGCTTGATTCGTGGGATGACCAGATCGGAACGGTCGTAGTTCCCGATTCGTTCAGTCTTAGTCTGGCCTCGCAGATAGTCTGGAAGATTGAGGCTACCTCTTCGCGGTGCGATATCGTTTGGCATGATTCGGTCTCCTTCAAGTTCTAGTAATGCTTGTGTACGGGCGGAGGGATGTTGTGAATAGATCAGTAGGCAGTTCTTTGCCATTTGCCTCGACTTCGTGCTTGGCGAACGCGGCGAGGGTCTGGGCATTTATCGTCTCGATGATAATGCCGCCGTTCCCACTGCCTCGGAGCCACTCGAAGCTCTCTGGTTTTTTGCCATCGATGACCGAACAGCTCCACTTATACGCTACTGTTACGCGGCCTAGATCTTCGATGCTAACTGTCTTGATGCCAGATAGCTTGAATGCATCTGGAACATCGGTGTGGGACAAGTGATCTTCTAGATCATCCAGCGCTTTGCGTGCTTTCTTGATCGTCTCGTTGATTTCCCGCAATTCGGCATAGTGTCTGATTAGCGGAATCAAGTCACCCGCCCCAACGAAATGTTGGGTATCAGTGATGACTCGCCTTGTCGCTTCCTCTAGGGAGAGTACTGCTTCGCTTAGTACCAATTGTGTCATTGCTTGCATGTTACACCTCGCACCGAGCGCTTTTCACGCCCGTACGATCAGTCTAGCACGCCGTCGAGTTCGTGTCAAGTCCCCCTTCCGCATTGAGAATGTGGGCCGAATCCCAGGGGGTTCGGGATTCGGCCCCGTCGCGAGCGGTCTTTCGCGACGTTCGGGTCAAATCAGGCGAAAGTTGGCTCTGCGGTTGCGAAACAGGCCGAACGCGCCAATTAACCCGAACCCTGCAAGCAGCATTGCCCAAGTTGACGGTTCCGGAACGCCAGTGGTCAACTGAATAGAACCGCCGAATGATTGCCGTGGCGCGGTGAAATCCACGGCGAACTGGGTCTCGTCAGAGGTGAACGCACCGGTCGCTGCCGACACTGGCCCGAACGAACCGTCGAGCAGCGCCACCGGGAAGGTGTGCGAGGCCAGCACTCCGCCATCGGCGAAGGTGGATTCGGTGGTCGGCCCAGGATCATTGGTCAGACCGTTGACGGTGAAAGTCGAGAGCGTGTTTCCGGTGCCGAAGATAGCGCTTTGCAGAATGTCCACCGTCAACGTGTGCGAACCGGTGAATCCAACCGCCGCAGTTGCGTCGAGCGTGACGCTTGATAGGTCCGCGTTGGGTAGGATGGGCGAGCCTTGCGCGTTGATCGTGATGTTGGCGAAGTTCGCATCGTTGGCGGTGAGCGAAGCCGCGCCCGTGGTGATTCCCGTCACATTGTCGATCAGCGAACCGTTGTCGAACACTTCGATCTGCAACGTCGCGTGAGCAGGCACGGTTCCCATTGCCAACAACAGCGCCGTAGTCATTAACCATTTATTCACGTGGCTCTCCTGTGTAATTTTACACGCCATTTTAACACGGCGCGGGTGTGCTGTCAAGTCTGCCTTGTTCCTGCTAGGAACCCCCGCGCTTTATGCGCAGGGGCGTTTTTATTAGCGACGCTTCGGCTGCGCCTCTGGAGGTTGGCCGGTATCGGGTAATCCTTGATCCGGCCTTACGTCGATTTGAACCACAACGTAGCGATAGCCGACGCCCTGAATCCAAACCATCGCGAGCGCCTTGCCTGTAGGCGTCCCAGGGGGAAGCGGCGGCCAGATCGTGCCCGGAGGCGGATCAACCGGAGGGTTCGGCTCTCCGGGAATCGGAGGCGCGATCGGATGCGTTGGCTCAACTGGCCAAACTGGAAGTTGACCAGCGTGACCGCCTCCGCCCCAAGAACCAGGAGGACGATTTCCCGGGTGCTCTTCGCCCCAACCACCACCTGGAAACCAAGATCCCGGAGGGCGATTGCCGACGTGCGGAGGCCGACCCCCTCCAGGAAGACCTTGATCTGGATAACCCGGCCCTGGCCAAATGCCGGGAGGTTGAGTCTCCGGGCCTTCAACCCCCCAACCAGGGTCAACAGGACGACCTTGCCTGTCAACAAAGTGGATATATGCAAAAGGCATTTCTTTCTCCTCTAGACACCGCCGAATGGCGGATTACTTGCGGCTACCCTTTTCTGGATACTTGCCGCCGTGTTTCTTCTCCGTTCGCTTTTCGCTCAGCATGATCGCGACGGCCTGTTTCTGACTCTTTACTTTCGGACCACGCTTGGAACCCGAATGGAGTTTTCCACTTTTCCATTTGTGCATTACCTCGCTGGAGGGCATCATCTGCTCCTATCATCGCGTGGATGAACACCATTTGAACATCGCATTGCCCAATCCACTCTGTTGCCTCGCCGAATGTAGAAAATGGGCCGACCATGGTCCGGCTTATTAGCAAGACTCCTGGGTCGCTGCAATGTTCCTGTATGCATTCGACGATATAGCTCACGCGCAGGCAATCGCGTTGCTAGTAGCGTTTGCTGTACCGGCGCTGTTGGTCCCCGTCACTCGACAAGAACAATTAGTGCCGCTGTCTGCCGCGACAAGGGTATAATTTGCACCTGTCGCGCCTGCTATATTTGTCGCACCCCGCAACCATTGATTGGTAAAAGTAGGGGCTGGAATTCCTGTCCACGTTCCCGTGGTTCTAGTAAGCACGTTGCCAACTGCCCCGGTCCCACTTATGACCGGAGCGGCCGTATTCGCCGGGGGAACGGGCGGACGCGCCGCATTTATCGCAGTCGCCATCGTTGCATTACTCAGATTTCCGCCCTTGCCCCGATTCACTACCAACAGAATATCGTTGGTGAAATGCGAGTTAGTGATTTGTCCTGGTTTTAATCCAGCAACTGGCGCGGTCTGCAAAGTTGCATCGCGCGTAGTTATATCTGAGCCTAACGCCGTGGCGATCGCCGTCAACTCAGTCGCCAAATTCGCGTATCTCGAATACTGAGCGGCGATTTGGTTAACCTTATTCTGAAACGTGGTGGCATCGTAAGACATATTGCTCTCCGTCCCTGGAGTGGAGCGGCGGGCCGAAGCCCGCCTTTACGCACGTACGCTTACGCTACCGAGCCGGGTGTTTGGATGGGTCAATAGGAGCCCGTTCGGGAGTTTGCATTGTCGGATGCGAAATTCCCGGCACTTTCCTGCCGCCCTCTACGGGCGTATTGAGAACATCGCCGCCGGCGATTGCGTTCTTTACGATGACGGGCTGTTCCTCGATCGGACGTTGATCTTGCGTGGCTTTCCACGCCTCGACGCCGACCATTTCGATTTCTCGCGAGCGCTGCATCTGTTCATTGATGTAAGGCTCAGCCTCGGAGAGACGTTGAGAACGTTCGGCTCTCAACGCTTCGAGATCCATGTCACTGTGCCGCTCAGCCTCTGCCCTTGGGGAGCTAGTGGGAAGCGGAGGGGCCGTAGGTGTCGCGTCCTTGGATGCATTTGCCATCAGTCTGGGTCCTTTTCGTCATTTTCAAACCGCCGAGCCTCTTCGGCTCGACCTTCTACATCATCGCGGACCTCTTCAAGGGCCGAGACAATCTCGTCAGCTTCGATAGCCACCTCGGCAATGCCGACGAGGGCTTCTAGCCGGTCTCTGAATTCTTTAAGATTCACGCGTGCCTCCCAGTGTGAAATGGGGGAGCGAACTCTACGCGCTCCCCCACAAGAAAGCTCTTAGGGTTAGAACTTCCTTTCCGCCGTCGGCTCGTTCGCAGCTTCCTGCTTGGCCTTTGCCGCAGCAGCGGCTCCGGTCAGAACGGTCTTCGGCAGTTCAACTTCGACGAGATCGCCGTCGAGATCCTTGATTGTCCCATCCTTGCGAACAAGGGTGGCGAGCATGTTGCGAAGAGTCATTCGCGCGCGGCCTTGCGAGCCGAGCTTCTTGGCCTCAACCTGACCTTCGTACATCGCAACCTTGTCCTCAGGAATGCCGTTGATTCGGCACAGCTTGAAGAAAAGCGGATAGCTGAACCCCTCCTTGGTGATGCACTGTTCTTTCAAGAACACAGCGAGAGCATCGCTGCCGCCATCCTTATACTTGCCGGCGTACTTAGCCGGGACGATCGACTTCGACGTCTTGGCGGGGGCCTCGGCTGTGTTTGTTGCATCATTCATAACGCGTACTCCTTTGGTTTAACTAGCGTCGGGACCATCCTACCACAGCCCAGAGTTGCTGTCAAGTCCCCCTTCCACTATCAAAATTTATGTCGGCTAGTTCCTTTCCAATTAATAATCTTACTACCGTCGTTGGTATTGTTACCATAGTCGCCGGGGCCGAATGTGAACTGTGGCTCCAATGGCACTCCGATTGCCTCGCCGAATTTCTCGGTGAGAGTACCGATGTGCCATTTAAACCGCCACTTGCTGCCGCCCTCTCTAGCCTTAATTCTTTCTAGCATCCCCAACGCGTGCAACGCATCTAGAACGTACCCTGGCTTGGTGCGCTCGCCAGTTTTTCTTATTAATTCGCTGACGTTATCGATGAATTGCCGCTCCGTGAATGGATGCGAGATGTCCAAATCCTCGAGCAACCACCCGCTCTCTATGATTACCTTAGCGATTCGGTGCGGAGCGCCCAGATTGTGCCGCACAATATCTCTGTCGCGAGACGACGATAGATTGATATCTTCTATCTGATGGCGGTTTACCGGCAGGTTCATGAACAGATGCATGTAGTGTTCTATAACATCGGTGCGTCCAAGAAACTGCGCGAACTCATCAAAGAATGGCTTGTGTTGCAGCGTCCAATTGTTGAACTCCGATTGGTTGCAATTCATAAATTCGGGGGTATAGGCTTTGGTATAGAACAGTGCGCGATCCACCATGTCAGACTGCCCTATTCGGACATCCATATTGTTGGACGCAAACATGAGACGGGCGAATATGTTGTAATCTCGAGAATCTATCCCCTTCAATTCGCCGTGTTGCTTCATATTACGCACCAGCAGCTTTATTTCCTCCACTGCATTGCTGCTCTTGAACCGCACTTCATCAGCGAATACGAACATTCGGCCCAGGAACGGTGAAATGCTGAACTTCTCGCCTACTTGCTTCCCATTAATCATGCCGTGGAGGCTACCGAATAGCGCGCCACAAAACACGTTGCCTATGAATGACTTGCCTACTCCTTGACCACCGACAACCACCCAAGCGATTTGCTGCTTATCACCGGGGTGTTGAACAATCCACGCCAGCCATTGCTTGATCCATAGCATTTGTTCGGCGCGATCGCATGTGAGCCAAGCCAGAACTCGATCGAGTTTGAACTCACACTCTCGTAGAATAACTGGATCGGGAATGATGGTTGGCTTGTTGTCCCATCCACGCCATGCATTATAGATGAGGCTGGCGTCGTCTCCTTCATATTCATCCCCAACGAATCCCTGTGATCGAGCTAGCCTCAATATGGAGAACGGTTCGCTGTCTGGAAACATGTCCGAACTACTGACGCGAATGCGCATCTTGCTCATCTCGAACGATTTGAACGCCTCGCGCGGCTTGCCGCCAAGCATGATTGTATCGGGCTTGTGGCGGCGGTACAAATCCTCTGCGGCGTGTTCGTATTTTTCCTTGCCGCTGCGGTGTCTGTCGCGATCGATGTACTTGCCGTTCTCATCATTGTAAACGTACTGCTCGACTAGCTTCATCAGTACGTTGGTGTCGGTGCCTGGAATGCATACATTGCGGAGAGCCTGGACGATTTCTTCACCCAACCAAGCTTTGATTGACGGCCAGCCGGGGATTTTCGCGTCAGGATTTCGGTTCAGTTTGTCGCGGGCGTCTTTGTAGACGCGCTTGCGCATAAACGCCTCTTCGTCGCCCGTCTCTTTACATATAAATTCAATGAGGGACTGTGCAATGTCATCGTGATCGATGGGGCAGTGAACCTCCTGCGATAATTGTTCGCTGTTGTTCATCGCGAAGCTCTCATCAACGACGCGAGCTAACCATCCGTTGAATTTGAGGGCTGTGGATTGCCTGGTTCCTGCGACCCATTCTGGTCTAATGAGGTAAAGGATAGTTCCGAAAGCAATTGCTCGAACAAGCCAGCTAAAAGTAACTGTTCGTGGAGTCGTCTGCGCAATTTCGTCGATTGATCTGGCAACTCGTCCCTGGTCATTCCACCAGACTGATATATCGATTCCATCTCGATCACCGTAGAGAGAACCTGGTACAACAGTCTGCTTAGCATCTGAAGATTGGTTATCTCCAGATCGAATGTTGGTATAGAACTTGAGTCCTCGGAGGCGAACTGGCTTTGGCTCGAATTGCTTAAATTCATCAAATGATCTCCATTCTTCTTCCGACAACTGGACTAGAAAGTGACGAGGCACGCCAGCGCTTAAACGTCCGAATGCTAGGCGACAATCGACCCCGACGTGACGCATCGCGGCATGAATGCACTTGTTATATTCGGTGTCGTCACCATCCACGTCAATATCAACCCAACCCTGTTGCAGGTTAAATCCAACGTTAGAATGACGATAAAGTTCGTTGTCGATCCAATCTTGCAAGTTCGTATCAAGGTACTTGCTCGCCGACCAATTGTCATTGACTGGAATCTTGCTGCCCGTGCGCAAGTAAGTAGCGCCGACTTTCACAACGTCTCTATTAATTGCAGCCGTAATTCCGCGTTGTGTATTGACTGCCACCCATTCGTCGGGCGTCAATTGAACGGGGAGTTCCGTCATCTCGGGTCCTTGGGCGGTCCTTGAGAGGCGGGTTCAGGAACCCCGTCGGGTTGTGACTCCCGAACCCGCCTCAAGCTCCAAGGACACAGAGCACGCCTTACAGCGCACAGTCATTGTAGCACAGCTGCGCCGTGCTGTCAAGTCCCGTTTCTTCGGGGCTGAACATCATCCATCGATTCCAGGATGAGTTTCAAATCAACGTTGGTGAAATACGCCATCAAATAGTTTGCTAATTCAAACGGGGTCCATCCCGCTTCATGAGCTTTGTGGCATATTCCTTCTATCAGAACTGTTCTCGGCTCCGTCGGTTTCTTTGGCGTTCGGTACATTGACTAGCTCCCATATTCCTTTGTCTCTGCTGCGAATAATGCCGTATTTAGTTAGACGTTGCAGATGCGATGTTATTGAATTATTAGCGAATCCGTTGGCCACCAAAGCTTCGCGCAAGTCGTGCGTTCTCATTTTTCCGCCCGTTAACGCCTCGATTACGACTTTGTTCATGCCGCGATTTAAGTTGATGGCGGATTTACGGGAACGTTGCTTAGCAATAGCACGTTTCGTGATGTGCTGAACAGCCTTAGAGATCGCCTCGATTGGCATCTTAGGCGGATTTTCAACTATTTCTCCCGCCGAGATGATCTCAAACGGGAGATAACGCGCGGCTAACTTGAGAAATTCCTCAGATGTGATTCTTATCTTTACTTCAAGCTTTACCATGTCGGGTTCTCCTGTACTTGGCCATCTGCACGATGTGCCTTACGCTGGTCGTCGATAGGACCGTTTCTTGCTCAGTTATCTTTCGGATAGTGAGCTTATAGCCGCACGCGCGCAACACGGCATTGAACGTGGCCGCTTGCGGCTTACGCGTCGCGCCATCCAACCAGTTGCGTATAGTGCCCTCGGCAACGCCACTCGCATCTGCGAGAGTTTTGTAGGTCATAGTGCTGTCCAGGATGATTGTGCGCACTTGATCTATCATCGGGTCTTTGTCGACGAACGAATATGATTTATACGTGAAGCCTGGCATTTCAGTCCATCCTCGAGCATTCGAATGAACCATCTTTCTGGACGACTAGCAGCCAATCGTGTGGATATAGAATTACCATCTCGTCGCGTATTTGAGTCATGGCGACCGGCGTCATTGGCGGATCACCTGGGTAAATTAACTTAAAGCCAGACCGCCTGAACCCAGACATCGGACGCCAACCGCCCCCGTAGGCGTATTTCTCATTTACTTGCTCTTTGACAGGACGTGGGTCTGCATCATCAATGATATTCGGTAGGAATCCCAGGTTAACCCGTTGATCGATTGTTATCCAGAGCATTACTTAGCCTCCAGTTTGGCAACGATGCCATCGAGCAGCGCCGAATGCCGCATCCACTCCTTAGCGGTCTTCACATCTTGCCAATTCTCGGCGATGTGGGCCGATTTTTCGGAGCAGATAAAGGACAACGCTCGCACGATGTTTTCGAGGCCGTAATGGTCGACAATCTTTTCCAGGTTCTCGATCGCGAGTTTGCTCAATTCAGGCATTCTAACCTCCAAACAATCTGGCGATGAAGTAAGCTGCGGTGCACAGCATTGCGATGTAGGCGAGACCGGTAGGAATCAGCACTGCGGTGAGCGCTTCATCGCTCCACCCACTTTGCGGTGGGTCGGGTGGGCGCTTGTGCATTCCTAATCGCTCTTCGACGCTCCACGTGTCGGTGGGCAGCATCTCCGGTTCTTGGTCGGTGATTCGCTTTCCTGTCTCTGGGTCGAGATTTTTGCTGGCAGCGAATTGGTGCCATTCTTTGATTGTCATGTGAGCCATTTGGTTCTCCGATGCGGTGTCACGCCCCACTTTAACATGGGGCGTGCACGCTGTCAATCCTTACTTCTGGAATCTTTGACTCGCCATCCACTCTGCGCTCATCTGAGCAGTGCCGGTTTCAGTGTCCTGCGTCATTCCAGGGATAACAAGCACGCCGCCATTGGCGTGAACCTTCTTGGCGAGTATGTTCCTGCCGGTCATTCGATACCGCCCTTGCCAGCCTGGGCTGGTGCGATTGTATTTTGACATATCGATTTCGTTCGCGGCCATGATCCGATCGAAGAATTCGATGCTCGTTCCCTTGGCGTTGTGGACGAGGTTGTTCAACTTTTCGGCCAGTTCGTCGCCGCAATGCGTTGGATGCCCAGCTTCGGCATACATTGCGCGATACTTGGGCTTAACGACGCTGGCGGGCTTCTTTTCCTCCTCATCGTCCTCACCGGTGGCCGCTGCTTCGGCGCTTCGCTCCCACTCATCGTTCCATCGATACCATTCTGGAGTCTCCTCATCGAATGGACAATCCATAATGGAGTGGCCCTTGCGATGAGCGGCCCGCCCGTTGGTAGGAACGTTATTCACTGTGGGAGGCGGGTCCTCAGTGAATTTTGATAACGTTTGTTCCTGAAGTTTCATTGCGGCGTGATCGGCTGTATCTTCCACGTCCTGCTTCTTGGCGGCCTCTTGAGCCATCTCCATCTGGAAGATCGCATCGCGGCCATCTGAGCCGAATAGCGTGAGGTTGTGCTCCGGCCAGAAAGCTTTAACCCTCCAGGATCCATTGGACTCATTCTTTTCCTCGCTGAGGATGACCCCCATTTTTTCAGCGCGCTTAATGTACGAATAGTGAATTCCCATTGCTGCCTCCGTTAAGTGAACCCCCTAGTTTAACATGCTCGGAGGTTCCTGTCAAGTGTTCTTTCTACTCTCCCTCGGTTCCGGTGTGATAGTCTTTGATGATTTTGCGCAGCTCGGGGTCGTTCTCGGGCGGCGGAAATGTGATGCCCTTGCCTCGCTGCCATTCCATATTGATGCAATCACCGCCATCAATTATGATGACGCGAACGGTGAGGCCGATCTTGGTTGCTACGTTGTTCGTGTAATGCCAGAACGCAGTCGTCGCCTCTTCCGCTGAGACGAATTCGCGAACTCTTTCGTAGGAGCCATCCTTGGAGTATTGGATGACGCTGAATTCGTTGACATTCATGATGCAATACTCCGCCATTTCCTTGCCTCTATCTTCTCGTCGTAGTTGTAACGCCAGTCGGTGTCAGTTCGTTCAGCGGCCTTGAAGATGTTCACCATCTCGCGATGGCGACAAGTATGCCGGTGCGCCGCTTTACACGTGCATTCCTCGCCGAATGTGGATTGTACGACGTGGTAAACATCCTCCTCACCACCAAATTGATCGAATTTGGTCACCACGTATTCGAGGCCTTCAATGCGATCGCCCCGGTATTCATCCAGCAGCTTCCTGCCATAATAGTTCACCGCGTAAGTGTTATTCCTTGCCATTAGAACTTTACCTTCGGTAGCGTGATTGATTTATTGTACGGATGCGTATCCCATTTAGTAGTTTTCCTACAGGTGACCCACGGATTCTTGCCCTTTGAGAACCGCTTTTTATTAGCCATTGTAGTCGCGCATGGCTGGCACAGAGAATATTTGCCTTTTATGTCTGCGCCGCAACGAGGGCACGGTTTCATGGGCTAACTCCGCGACTCCATTGTAGCATGCGGCGCGGTCTCTGTCAAGGTTCATTTCTCCCATCGCGGCGGGAACTCAGCTAAGTAACGCAGGGCTTCTTCGACAGAGAAGAACGGTTCTTCGTCGAATGTCCAGCCCAGTTCCGGGTCTTTGTAATAGAAGCCGCGCTGAAACTCTGGGGCGACTGGATCTGTTTGGTCTTTAATTAATCCATAAGGCATTATGTCGACTTCTACTATGTCTTGGGAACGATTCTTCAACCAATACTTGCCTGGGCCGGTGCCTGTGATTTCTCGATCAATGGGGAAGTCAGGCTCGTTGTATCGCGCTTTTTCTACCCGCGCCTCCAGATCTAACGTCGAATAATGTTTGTACATCAAGTCTGCCCCCATTCGGTTCGCCTCGGCACGAACATTGGCATAACTGCGAGAACTATTCCGACAGATCAAGCCTACGGTTTCCATGTTCACGTTGAATGCACGGGCTAACGTGGGGTAAGGCACACTTTTGTGCCAGTGCGAGGCGTAGATAAAGCATCGCAGAGCGAATGTAAGCTTGGGGGCGAATTTGTTAGTCATTGCGCCGGCTCCTGGTTTTGCCTGCCTATTTTAGCACAGCCCAGGGCCGGTGTCAAGTCCTCTTTCAGCCCATAATGAGTTTACGGGCGGCCGCGTTGAGTTGGCGCTTATATTCTTCGGGAAGGTGTCGCCAGTATTTGCGCAGCGGGTATTCGTATGTCGGTTCCTCCCGGAAGTCGGCATGGTCGGGGTCGCTTATATGCGGTCCTTGCAATGGAACGATGTGGTTCCACAGATAGGTTACGATGGCTGGCGGCAGGTCAAGGCATTCAGCGGCCTCGTCGGCGCGGGTAAAGTCGAATAGGTGGTCGGGGGATGTTCGGCTCATCGGTCTTGATCCTCTTCCATGTAGTCTTTGTAGACCTTGTTAAGCAGGAATCGGCGGTGGGCCTCTTCCTTTGTCTCGGCCCATGTCTCAAGCCCGATCATCCTTCCGAATGAGCGAATTTCGACTACCCACTTCGGGTTGACGGGGACGATGCCATCTTCTGCGTTAACGAATCCCTGTTCGGTGTAGAACGATTCGGTGATGGCCCCGTTCTCCGCGTTGCGGAGCATCATTTCTGCTGGGTTCCGCTCTTCCAGCTCGGTGCCCTCGTCCCATGCATAAAACTTCATCGAATTCACTCCTCACCGTTGCATTTGGCTTCGCTGGCGGGCCATTCGTACCCGCCGCTGATTTGCTCGCCCCATTCACCTTCGGGCTCGCCCGGCTTCCAACAGACGATTTCTGTCTTATTCGCGTCGGCGAATTGGGCATCGCATCTTCCGTACTCCTCGATGGCCCAAGCAATCTCGGACGGGTCAAGGTGCATCGCGTCCGCTGCTTCTTGCAGCGTGCCATCGAATATGATGGTTCCGACGAAATAGCGCCAGCGGTAAACATCAGATCCGTCTTCATTTGGCTGAATGTGATGGGCGGTGTCTTCGTGATGTGTTATTGCCATTGCTATGCTTCTCCCATTCCATACCAGCTTACGAGCATCTCTGCCCGTGCCCGTTGCCTCTCGTCTTTTTCCTTGGCGATGTATTCGTCGACCAGAGCGAATATGCCCTTGTCGTGGGCAAAGTTGCCCGACCAAGGCAAAGTGATGATTTGCTCGGGGTCCGTTATCTCAGTGATTATCTGCATCGAATGTGTCCTTGTATCAGGGCGCGGTGTTGCGACCTGACCGAATTGTACCACGGGACGGGCTCGGCGTCAATCCCCATTTGCGCTGTTGAGCAGCGAATAGATCAAGAGGTTCACGTACTGCTTTTTATTTTATTTTTTAACTTCTTCTGGATGGGGTCGGTACGCGGGATGGAGGGGTAGAGTAGATGTCGAAACACGGTCATTGGACGACGCTTGGGGGCGGCGCGCGGCGCTGGGGGGGCGGCTGGGCAGGTAAGCAGAGGCTGCGGTATACAATAAAAACAGCATAGGTGTTGTTATTCGTCGCGTGTCGTTCTATTTCCGCCTCTCATCGTCCTTAGTCCCTAAGCGCCTTTTGTGATGTTCGGCGCGTAGAAGCGTCGTTCCAGGAACAATGATTCGAGGCGTACACTGAGGCGCAGGCGGAAGCATAAGGATAGGCATAAGTAGAAAGGTGCAGGCGGAAGGGAACACCGCACATACGTTTACGCCCGGAACGTAAGTTCCGGGCGTTGAGCTTAGACCCAGCTATTCGCTAGGGCGACGAGGGGGGTAGCGTTCGCTACCCCCCAGGCCGCGCCTTGGGCTAGTTCGCCCACTTCGCCAGGAACGCTGCGGCGTCGTCGTTGCCTTCGTCCGCGAGTTGCTGCACGTTCACCGTGTGGGTTGGCGTGCGGAACAGGCCGCTCTTGCCGACGATGCCTCGCAGCACCAGCGAACCGCTCATTCGGAACCGGCCTTCCCAGCCGTGTCCCTCTTGCTTCCAGCGCCCGTAATCTGCGCCGTTGCAATCCAGGATCGCCTTGAACGCTTCCAGGTCGAGCTTGCCGTCCTTGCCGACGGTCTCCGCCTGCAGCTCGCGCTGCAGCCAGTCGCCGTTCCCGCGCTTGCTGACTTTATCGGTCGCGCCGCGCGCCCTCGCCTGGTCCTGATAGCGGTGTTTGTACACCGTCTTCACCACCGTCTTGGGGGCCGGTGCCTTAGGGGCGAGGTCCGCCTCGGTGTATTCGTTGCCGAATGCGTCGACGAGCACAACCGGCCCACCGAGTGCAACCGCGAGGCCATCGACGGTTGTAATTGGTGCGGGCTGCGTCTCCGGCGCGGTTGCGGGGGCTGCGGGCATGGGCTCGCCATGCGCCTCGGCCTCGGCCTGCGCGATCGCCTGCTCGAGTTGGGCATGCGTCGGGCTTTTGCGTGTGCGGTGCTTTGTCATTTGGTTCTCCGTTGGTGTGGGCCAATCCCACGCAGACACTATACCACATCGCGCGGATCGCGTCAAGTGCGATGTGCACAGAGTCGATCTGCGCTCGACGCATGGCGATGCACTGTTATAACATAACAGTGGACCCCAAGAAGAAGAACCCGCCTATCGATCGATAGATAGAGGATGTTTCGGAACCCCCCTGATCGCCGTTTGCCGCGTCGCCGAGCTGCGGTCCCTAGAAGCCTCGAAATGGGTGTCGGGGCATTTAGTTATACGCACAAAGACTACTTGACACAGGTGGTCCCGTGTGTTAAACTGCGCGTATGGAGGAGTGGATAATATTGCCGGAGCATAGATGGCATAGAGTATCGAACTATGGGAATGTACAATATTTAGCAGACGGTGAATGGAGACCCAAGAAATTAAAATTAATACAGAAGGGAAAACTAAAGAGCACTAGGTATCTGGGATTTAATATACCGGTAGAAGGATATACGGCCTCTGGTCACAGGAGATCGAAGACTCTGAAATTGCACCAAGTGGTGGCTAGATTATTCATTGGGCCTCGCCCAGAGGGGATGCAAGTGATGCATAAGGACCAGAACGAGTTGAACTGTAGGTGGGATAACTTGGAATACGGAACATTGAGCGATAATATAAAGAGTTGGCATCGCGCTAGGAATGCAGGCGCAACTTGACACGCGTGTGCGCGTGTGCTAAACTAAGCGCACACTGAAAATTAGGTGGCCCTTGGTCGAGTTCCCTAAGGACCTTCAGCCTCTCCCCACCTCTCCTTGGGATGAGCGCCCCGATTCGCTCCCTCTGCAGATCGAGGAAGTTCGCACCGCTCTCTGGCTTGAGTCCGGCAGCATCCCCAAGGCCGCTATTCGGCTCAAGGTCACTTCCCATCGTCTGAGGCGTTTTATCAGCAATTCGCCGCGTCTCTTAGCTGAGCAGAATGAAGCTCGGGAGCAATTGGCAGATAAGGCCGAGGAGAACGTAAAGGAGGCCCTATTCGACGATAAGGACGCTGCTCGCCGTGATTCGATGAGCAAGTATGTGTTGTCCTCGTTGGGCAGGTTGCGCGGATATGGCACCGGCCCCGGAAAACAAATCAACATCAATAGCGAGGGCGGAAATATCCTTATTCAGTGGGCGGACGGGACTTCCGTTAGTAATGACGACGATATCATCGAGGGCACAGTAGTGGAGGACGAGAATGCAGCATGAACAGGGCCTACTCACCGAGGTAAAAGACTTCGAATTGCTGGAGGAGGTCAACAAAGTCCTTCAAGAGGACAACGAGGCGTTGGAATCCCGCATTGAATTCCTTGAGGAGGAGCGGGAACAGCTGGTTCTGGAATTGAAACTAATCCGCCATACTTTGCAGCGGGCTCGCGACGACGTCTCCCATATGATCCGTTTATTCGGTGAGGTAAACGAGCGGCTCCGAGTCGCCGAATCGGACCAGAATGAAACCATAGAGGAGTTGCGCGCCTACAATAAAGTATTGCAGTGGAGAATAGATAGCGACAACGCGCAGCAGCAGCAGCAGCAGCAGCAATTCAGCCAACTTGCCCAGCAGAGCCATCAAAACCAGCAGCTTGCCCAACAGAACGCGATTAACGCATATTCGCAGCAAGCATTGGGTTCGCAAGCATTGTCCCCAAACAGGGAATGGAGGCATTGCACCTGCGTCCCCGCCAGGCATGACGCCTTATTCGGTGGCGTCGGCTATATCGGCGATGGATACTGAACTCGCCGATAAGGTAGAGCCGCGTAAAGTAGAGATACCGTATGTTCCGCGTAGCCATTTTCGGCCACTCCACTCCTCTACCAAGAGATTCCAGCTCGTCTGTGCCCACCGGCGAGCGGGCAAGACAGTGGCGGAGTACAACCATCTACTCCGCGCTAGCCTCAAGCTACGACGAAAAGATCCCCCGCCACGGTACGCTTATGTGGGTCCCTCATTCGACCAAACCAAAGATCTCGTTTGGGGGTACGCCAAGCATTATGCGGAACCTATTCCGAATGTTAGGTTTTATGAAGGGGACTTGATGACGGTCCTGCCGAATGGAGCAAGTATTCGGCTATATGGCGGCTCGGCTGCTTACGAAAGGATGCGCGGGGTTTATTTTGATGGAATCGTTTTGGACGAGTACCCCCTTCTTAATCCTGCTGTGTTCAGCTCTGTCGTTCGGCCATGTCTGGCTGATTATCAGGGATTCGGCATTGTCAGCGGAACGTCCAACGGAGACGATCACTTTCATTCATTATTAAAGAAGAACGAGTCGAATCCGGATTGGGATATTCACATTATTCCGGTTACGGGCACCGACGCTCTTTCTACTTCCGAGGTCGAAGAGATGCGGAAGGACATGTCGCCGGAGGAATTCGCTCGCGAGATGCTCTGCTCATTCGAGGCTCCTATTGAGGGAAGCTATTACGCGGAGACGCTGAACCAGATGATGGCGGAAGGCCGGATCGGCCTCGTTCCGTGGGACCTTAATTCGCCGGTGCTGACGGCGTGGGATTTGGGCATTCACGACGCCATGTGCATTTGGTTCTTTCAAATTTGCGGGCGCGAAGTGCATGTCATTGATTACTATCAAAGCTACGGCCAGCCTCTATCACATTACGCTGGAATCATCAACTCTCGAAAAGTGGGTGCAAGCGGGGGTGCTCGATACCAATATAAGGCGCATTGTCTCCCACATGACGTGGAGGCGCGCGAACTTGCCACGGGACAGTCAAGACGACAAATACTTGGCGAGCTTCTCGACGAGCCAATTATCGTTGCTCCCATTGCCTCCCCAGAGGACGGAATCGCTGCTGTGCGGGGAATTCTCGGTATTTCCTGGATCAACAAAGCAACCACCGAGAAGGGAATGTCTGCTCTACGTGCCTACAAGAGGAGCCGGTTGGGTAGGCCAATACACGATTGGGCGTCTCATCCTGCTGACGCTTTTAGAACCCTCGCTACTTCCTTCCATCTAGTCGCGGGGTATTCCAGCTCCACTCGACACCAAGGACCACTTCGTCGACGCATTAGAGGAACAATCTGATGGCTGGTGAGCCGGTTTATAGCAAGGATGGCGGAGTAGCTGCTAAAGCATCCGACAAGGGGCACGAAATGAGCTATGGTGCATCAGCAGTCGGCCTATCATTCAATCCGTCGGGTAGCTCCGATGTCGACGAGTGTAAGCGTGCATTTGCCGAGATTATCGACAATCTCAACGATGCTCGTGCAGATGTTCCGGATGGCGAACACAAGCGTCTGTATTCGATCGCTATCACCGAGGCGCAGACTGCGCAGATGTGGGCGGTGAAGGCTATAACTTGGAGAGGATAAATGGCTAGCAAGAATCCTCCGTGGCTTGATGCATTGTTGGCTCAAGCTTACCCCGGCAATGCCAATGATTTGTCGCAATTCCCTAGCTACAATCCGGGGGATCCTCGCCCGGATGCTCAGATGAGCCAAAACTTGGGAATGATCCGCGCACCAACTGCGGGAGGCTATCCTATCCCAGGGAAGTTTGGTTACGGCTCCGATCCGCGCGCGGTTGACGCTGCAATGAATATGAATACAGGGATGGCCCCAGGAGCATTCGGCGGGCCTATGATTCCTTCTTCCCCCGCGCGTGCGCGCAATCCGGCTGCGCCGCCCGTTCCTGATCCTCGCAACGTTGGTGGAGCGCCCTCGCCGGGTATTCCGGCCCCCCAGGGCGTGAACCGTACCGCGAACAACCCTAATTTCAGCACGTTTCAGTATCAGGTCCCCAATTCGCAGGGCGGTAGAGCGCCAATTTATACCGCCGCGAATTTCGGCGGGCCTCAAGCTACTGCGCCGACGCCTCGCGGGCCGCTCGCCGCGCCGCAAGGTGGAACGCCAACTCCTGGCGGGCCAGGAGGACCATTCACATCGATGGCCGATGTGTTCAATAATCTTCCGGCTGGTTTCTTTGGCGGCGCGAGGGAGACATCCGGTGTTGCCCCCGCTGGTTATGGCCCCAGACAGCCCATGCCGCAAGAGGCAGTTAATTATTATATGAAGACTGCTCCTGGAAATGTAAATGCATCCCCGGATCAGCTGAGCGCTTACATGAGAACTCAGCCCTGGTTACAAAACTTAGGCGGTTAAGCCATGTCTTACACTCAGCAAGCTGCCGGCGGTATGGAACGTCTGTTCTATACTTTCAAGGATTCCGGAACCGCCACTCAATACGATCCCACCGATCCGGAGTCGTACGAGCAATTTATTCAGTCGCTGATCAACGACACGCGGGATTATGAGAATTCAGTTCTTGCTAAGTACCGCGACGAGGCGCAGAAGTATTATTACGGGATGCTCCCAAGCATCGACGGAAACCTGCCCTCCGAAGAGACGTCCAGCATTCTTACTGACCCCACTCTTACATTCGGCGATATTTTGGGCGGCGATTATAACAGCAAGACACAGAACAAGTCGACGTTCGTGTCCACCGATGTGCGCGACGCTGTTCTCAGTATGCTCCCTTCTCTTATCCGTATATTCGCCGCATCGGAGAAGGTTGTATATATTACTCCGCGCACTCAGCAAGAGATTCCGATCGCCGAACAGTCGACGAATTATGTGAACTATACGTTCTGGCAGGACAATCCGGGATTCCTTATCCTGTACGGCGCGTTTAAAGATGCGATGACGGTGAAGACCGGATTCGTTAAATGGTGGACAGATGACAATGTTCAGACAGCTTACAAGACATTCGCCAATGTCAATCAGATGCAAATCCAACTCCTCCTCCAGGAATCGCCGGGAGCGAGGGTGGTTAAGGCGTCCCCGGTGGATCGCCAAACTGGTCTCTTTCCTGAAGTGGTTATCGAGTATACGGTCAGCAAACCGATAATCAAGGTTGCCGGAGTTCCTCCGGAGGAGATGCGCCTTGATCGTTATGCAAGATCCCTTTCTCGTTCGCGAATCATCGGCCATGAACGTATTGTCTATATCGATGAACTCGTCGCAATGGGGTATGACCGGGATCTCTGCGCCAATTACATCCAGACGCAGGACATTCATAACTTTACAATGGAGGCACAACTCCGCAACGAAGGTCGCGGAATGTCGACGCGTATTGGCGATGGCGTGATGTATGGTGAATGGTATATTTGGATTGATCGTGAGGGCACCGGGGCTACTCAGCTTAGATATATTTGTACAATGGGGGAAGATCATGCGATCGTTAACGACGAATCTGCAAACCGCGCTAAGTTCGCCTGCTTTAGCGTTGATCCTATTAGTCACACTATCGTTGGCGATAGTATTGCTGATTTGACGCTCGATATGCAGCGAATTAAGACGAATATGTTCCGTGGCATTCTCGATTCGCTGGCCGAGTCAATTAATCCGAAGCTGGCTGTTAACGAATTGATGACAAACCTCGACGACGCGATGAATGATGATTTGGGGGCCATCATTCGGACGCGGGGCGATCCGAACACGGCAATCGCTTATACTTCTACACCATTTGTTGGGCAGGCAGCTTTGCCAGTCATTCAGCTGCTCAATGAAGTGCTGCAACGCCGAACCGGCCTCTCCGATGCAGCGAAGGGTCTCGATCCCAAGGCACTGCAATCTTCGACCATGATCGGTGTTGATGCAGTCATTTCCGGTGCTCAGGAACGTATCGAACTGGTAGCTAGGGTTCTCGCCGAGACGGGTTTCAAGGATTTGTTTCAAGGTCTCTTCAACGAAATTTGCGAGAATCCGAACCCGCCGCGTATTCTTCAAGTCAATGGAAGCTTCCAGCAGTTCGATCCGAGCACATTCGACTCGACGATGAATGTAGAGGTAAATCCGACTCTCGGAAAGGGCACCGATATTACGCGGATGATGGCTCTGACGCAGATTAAGCAGGACCAGCAAACTTTGGTTAGTCAGATGGGCCTTAATAATCCTATCTGCGGCATTCCAGAGATGTTGAATACTGTTACTGATATGCTGGAGATGCTAAACATTAAAAACGTCGGACGATATTTCAAGACGCCTGATCCGCAGACGTTGCAAGCGATGCAATCTGCGCCGAAGGAGCCTGATCCGATGACGGTTGCTTCCAAGGCTCAGTACGAGAAGGTTAAGGCAGACGCTTCTGCGAAGATTGGCCAGCACAATCTTGAGGCCGATAAAATTCAGCAGACCGGTCTTATTCAGCGCGCGCAGCTTGAGCAGAAGTCTGACTACGATAATCAGAAGCTAGCGTTAGAGCGCGAGAAGATTGCGTTGGAACACGCTCAGGCGATGCAGCAGATGCAGGTCGAGCGCGAGAAGATTCAGATGGAGGCTAATAGGCCGGTCGGAGGCGAATAATGGATGCCCCGCAATCTGATTTGGAAGAGATTAAAGAGCGGGCGCGCTTAGCCAAAGCATTGCTCGAGGATAAAGCATTTAAATATGCGGTTCTGGAACTACGTAAACGATGGTTCCAGGAACTCATAGACAACGGGGGTGGCGACTTGACAGGCGCACGCCTGTGTGCTAGGATAAGCGCCCTAGAAGCGCTTGCTACTGAGCTTGCTGTTCAAATCAACGATTATAAGATGGCGGTGAAACGAAGTGCCTGAGGGAATCGACCAAGCTGCTGGCGCATTTCGGAATGCTTTAGAGAGCACGGAGCGTGTTCAGACCCGTGACGAATCTGGCCGATTCGCTGAAACTCGATCCCGCCCAGAGCCTATGTTCGCTGAGCGCCAAATTGAGGGCGACGAGTTTGGCGATACCAGAGATGGCGGGGAAGATGCCCGTCGACGCCGCCAAGAGGAGAGAGCAAATGGCGAGCCGTTCGAAAATGCCTTGCCCGACGACAGGCGGCAGTCTCGGTCCAAAAAGCCCGTACGGGCCGAAGGCGACGACGAACACGACACCTTCGGGGAGGAACGGGGGCAAGAACAAACTGACGACGAGTCCGAGCCACAAGATCAAAGGGAACTTTCTGACGGCGACGAGCAAGCCGAGGACGAGCGGGGGGACGCCGAAGGGGAACCCGGCGACGACGCCGAAGGCGGGCAGAAGTATGAGGTAACTGTTGACGGGAGGCCAATGGAGGTCACCCTAAAGCAGGCGTTGGAAGGGTACATCCGCACAGAGACGTTTCACCAGCGGATGAATAAAGTAAACGAAGCTTCGCAGACAGTCATGGCCGAGGCGCAGAGGGTAGCGCAGGTCAGAGATCATTACATCAATCAGAACGCGGCATTGGAGCAGGAGATAATGACGCTCTTGCCGCAACAGCCTGATTGGGAGGCGGAGTTCCAGAGAGACCCTAAGTCAGCCTATTCGCTGCGCAAGCAATACGAGGCGGTTGATCAGAAGCTGAATGCGCTGCGGCAATCAAGAGCGGCGGCGATGCAAGAAAGGGCCAATGAACAGGCCCGAACCACGGAAACCTATGCGAAAAACGAATTCGCAAGGTTCGTCATGGAAAACAAAATTCCTGACGAAGTTGCTCTCCGGAAAGAAATCAATTCCATGCGGCGAACCGCGATGGCTCATGGTTTCTCGGAGCAAGAGGTCGCGACTGTTTACGATTCGCGAATGCTCAGCGTCCTTAGAAAGGCGAGCAGATATGACCGGTTGATGGCGGCAAAACCCAGAGCGGTCGTCCCCGGAAAAGGCAGAGCGTTGACACCCGGTTCCGCACCCCGAATAGGGAACGCGGGACGCCGGAATATCGACGAAGCCCAGAGCCGATTGGCAAAAACAGGTCGCCTCGATGATGCGGCCTCGGTCTTC